CCGCTGCCCCAGCAATCGCGGCGCGTACGGGTTTAGAATCCTGAATGGTCAGACCATTCAATGACTAGTCAACTTTAGGAGCAACATGGCAGGCAAAGGTCCAGCACCAAAGGACGCAGAGCAGCGCAGACGCAGAAATGCGGACCCTGTGCCTACTCAAGTCGTGGTGCAAGACGGTATCTTGCGAGGCCCAGACCTGCCAGCTGGCTACCCTTGGCATACTCAGACCTTCACTTGGTGGGATACTTGGCGCAAGTCTGCGCAAGCTGCCACTTTCACAGACACTGACTGGGATTTCTTGATTGACACGGCCCTGTTGCACTCGTCCTTTTGGAACGGTGACAACGTAGGAGCAGAATTGCGGCTTCGAGTCGCGAAGTTTGGCGCTACACCTGAAGACAGAATGCGGCTTCGGCTGCAGGTTGATGGTGAAGCAGAGGGGGCCAAATCTAACAAGACCCTATCTGACCAGCGGCGAACTCGTCTGTTGAAAGTGGTGGGGGAGCTTGACAAAGAAGAAACGGCAACAGAGTAGCTTCATCTCGCTCGGTTGGGACGCGATTGACTGGATTGAGACCTATCTAGTTCACGGACCAGGCGACGTGCAGGGTGAGGCCATCGTTCTAGACGATGAACAAGCGACTTTCATACTAAAAGCATACGAACTGGACAAGAATGGACGACGAGTCACAAGGCGAGCTTTCTTTTCGCGCCCCAAAGGACGTGCGAAGTCTGAACTGGCTGGAATGCTCGTTTGCTTTGAGGCTCTCGGCCCTGCTCGCTTTGACTACTGGGACCAGCACGGCAACCCAGTCGGCAAGCCAGTCCAGTACCCGTTCATCAGGTGTCTAGCAACTGAAGAATCGCAGTCGGGCAACACGTACGACAACGTGCGTTACATGCTCGAGCACATCAAAACGAACTTTGGCACCGAGTATCCAGGCATTGACGTTGGACTGACACGCACCTTCCTAAAAGGCGGCGGCGAAATCGTCCCATCAACTGCGGCATCTGCATCAAAAGACGGCGGCAAAGAGTCGTTTGCGGTTGCTGACGAAACACACCTCTATTCGAGCCCCGAGCTCAAGCGAATGCACGAAACCGTTCGGCGTAACCTCGCCAAGCGCAAGATTGCGGACCCTTGGATGCTCGAGACCTCGACAATGTACTCAGTCGGCGAGGAATCAATCGCCGAACAAACGCACCGCTTGTGGATTTCGATACAAGAAGGCCGCACTAAAAATCCAGGCCTGTTATTCGACCACAAGCAAGCACCTGAGGTCCCTGACCTACACGACAGCGACAAGCTCCGAAAGGCGCTCGCTGTTGTGTATGGCCCAGCTTTCAAATGGCTGGACGCCGACCGTTTAATGGCCGAAATCCAAGACCCAATGACGAAAGCGTCAGACGCAAGACGCTACTTTTTAAACCAGCCGTCCACAGACACCGACCGCTACATGGACATCACAGCATGGAACGCAGCGGCCGAACCTGAAGAGCTGCTCGAAGGCACCGAGGTCGTGCTTGGTTACGACGGTTCGAGAAAAGACGACGCGACTGTTTTGGTTGCGTGCCGTGTTGAAGACGGCAAGATTTTTCAGCTCGAATGCTGGGAGCGACCACCTGGGCCTGCGGGCTATGGGTGGGAAGTTCCCAGAGTCGAAGTTGATGAAGCAGTGCGAATGGCATTCGCCAAGTACAAGGTCCACAAGATATGGGCAGACCCTTCGGGTTGGCAGTCCTACTTGGACGCTTGGAACTCAACATTCGCCGATAAAGTCGTTGCGGTCTATCCTTCAAGCCAGCGAAAGCTCATGGCGCAGGGGCTCGACCGTTTTCTCGAGGACACACTCGAAGGCCGTTTGAAACACAGCGGCGCAGCCGAACTTACAAGACACGTGACCAACGCAGTGCCGACTCGGTACGGCCAGGTCATGAAGCCATCGCACAGTCACAAGATTGACGGTTTGATTGCCGCAGTGCTCGCTTACTTGGGCCGCACAGAGGCGCTTATCAATCCAGAACCCGTGGCACCCAAAGTTGCTTACCGCACGATTCAAGTCTAGGAGAAAAATGAAGCGTTTTGATGCTGGACTTGCCATTGAGATAGTCGGAGTTGCACTCGTAACTGTCGGTCTTTGGTTGTTCTCACCGCCGTTTGCACTCATCGCTCTCGGCTCCTTCCTCGTTTGGGCTACAGAAAAGGCTGATTAATGACCGCTGGCATTTACAACGCGACTATCGACCAGGGTGCAACCTGGAGCGTCGTAGTCACATACAAAGACTCAACTGGTACGCCAATCAACTTGACTGGCTACACAGCTGCCATGCAGGTGCGCCAACAGTATAGCTCTGAGACTGCCGACTTGACGCTAACCAGCCCAAGTGGCGGCATCGTTATCACGCCATTGACTGGCGTTGTCACAATCACCATCACGGCTGCACAGACTGCGGCACTCGAAGAGGGTTACTACGTTTATGACGTTGAGCTCACATCTGGCGCATACAAAGACCGTTTGATTCAGGGCCAGCTAACAGTGGCACCAGAGGTCACACGTGTCTGATAGCCAAAACGAAGTCACCATCGTCAAGGACATCAACACTGTCCTTATCTCTGACACTGGCGCGCAAGGCCCAGTCGGCTCAACAGGTCCAACAGGCCCAACAGGCCCACTCGGTCCGACAGGCGTAACTGGCCCAATCGGTGCCACAGGCCCAAGCGGCGCGACGGGTCCAACAGGCCCAATCGGCGTCACTGGCCCAATCGGTGCAACAGGCCCAATCGGCGTTACTGGCCCAACAGGTCCAATCGGCGCGACAGGCCCACAAGGCATTCAAGGCATTCAGGGCGAGGTCGGCGTAACTGGCCCAATCGGTGCAACAGGTCCACAAGGCACAACTGGGGCAACAGGCGCGACTGGCGTTGTTGGCCCAACAGGCTCAACAGGCCCAGTCGGTGCTACAGGCCCAGTTGGTGCAACAGGCCCACAAGGTGTTCAAGGCGTGGTCGGCGCCACTGGAGCCACAGGCCCAGTTGGTGCGACAGGCCCAACGGGTGCAGACTCGTTTGTCCCTGGCCCAACTGGTGCGACAGGCCCAATCGGCGCGACAGGTCCAACGGGCCCAATCGGCGCAACGGGTGCAACGGGCGCGACTGGAGCTACAGGCTCGACTGGCCCGCAGGGCTACTCATCTGGCCGTTTCTACTATTTCAATGAGACCGTAACAGAACTGACTGGCTTCAAGCAGCTTGGTGAAGAACCAGTCTCAGCTGCGGAGCAATCAATCGCGATTTCTGCGACTTTGACTCCAGTGCTTGTTCAGTCTTACATAACAGAGCCGTTTGGCTTCTCGCTCATTCCGTCGGGTGTGCAACGTTTCTACCTTTACGCCCTCAAGAATAACAACGCAGATGCGGTGCAGATGTCTTGCACTTTGAAGCTCGCAAACGCTTCGGGCACTGTCCTTTCAACCATTGGCAGCACGAACCCAGTGCTAGTCGGCTACAACGCTTCCAATCCTGTTGAAGTCGTCACCGAAATCGTCTTGCCGACGACTGCTGTGGACCCAACCAATCGCATGATTGTGGAAATCTACGGGTCTGTACAAAGCGGTGGTGCTAAGGCTCTGACTTGGTACACACAAGGCACACAGCACTACTCTTATGTAATCACTTCGCTACAAGCGGCTATCGGTCCAGTCGGTCCAACAGGCCCAACAGGCGCCACAGGCCCGCAAGGTCCAACAGGCTCGACAGGACCAACAGGACCAATCGGTGCGACGGGTGCGAGTGGCACAGATTCAACAGTCCCTGGCCCAACAGGCTCAACAGGCCCAATCGGTGCTACAGGTCCAGTCGGCACTACAGGCCCAGCTGGTGCAACAGGCGCAGTCGGAGCGACAGGCCCTGCAGGTGTTGATGGCGCTACTGGTCCAACAGGCCCAGTCGGTGCAACAGGACCAGTCGGTGCCACAGGCCCCGCAGGTGCCACAGGTGCGACAGGTCCACAAGGTATTCAAGGAATCCAAGGCGACGTCGGTGTCACTGGCCCAATCGGTGCCACAGGCCCAGTCGGTGCTACAGGCCCCGTTGGTGCGACTGGTGCTGTTGGCCCAACAGGTGCAGTCGGTGCCACAGGCCCCGTCGGCGCAACTGGAGCTACAGGTCCCGCAGGCACGAACGGCACGGACGGCGCAACAGGCGCCACAGGCCCAACAGGCCCCGCAGGAATTGACGGTGTTACAGGTCCAACAGGCCCAATCGGTGCCACAGGTCCCGTTGGCGCTACAGGCCCCGCAGGTGTCGATGGCGCTACAGGTGCCACAGGCCCAATCGGTGCAACAGGCCCAGTCGGTGCAACAGGCCCCGTGGGTGCGACAGGCCCAACAGGCCCAGTCGGCGCTACAGGTTCAACTGGCCCAACAGGTCCAACGGGCGCTGCGGGTTCTGCAGCTGCAGTAACCTACTACTACCTTGCCACGGCTGGACAGGCGACTTTTAGTGGTGCAGACGCCAACGGTGTCACTCTCGCTTACACAGTCGGCGCAGAGCAAGTCTACCTCAACGGTGTGCTTCTTGTTCGCACCACCGATTACACAGCTTCGAATGGAACTTCGGTTGTGCTTGCGATTGCGGCCACCCTCAGCGACACACTCAATGTGGTGGCGTACGGCGCATTCAACGTGGCAAACACTTACACGATTGCTCAAGTCGATGCCCTACTTCAGAGCGCGACAATCGCCGAAATCATGGTTCAATACTAAGAAAATGGAGTTGTAACTAATGGCAACAACATCAAAAGCACTCTTTCGCGGAGCTGCAACAACGACTGTCGGCACGACCCTCTACACTGTGCCGTCTGCGACGGTCACGGTTGTTACTAACATCGTTGTCACCAACACGTCTGCGAGTGCAGGAACATTCACACTGGGACTCGGCGGCACTAACTTTGGCACGTTGATTGCAGTTGGCGGAAACGACTCGACAGTTATTGACATCAAACAACCGCTGACTGCCACACAAACAATCACTGGCGGTGCCTCTGCCACCACAATCAACTTTCACATCAGCGGGGTAGAAATCGCCTGATGGGAGTCTATGAGCTTTCTGGTGCTGGCAGCATAAAAACTGGCCGCACTCTGTACACTAGCATGAATGCGAACAACCAGTTCGGTGCGGTGGTGCCGATTGCTAGCCAAACACTGACGACAGCAGGAGATGTTTATTTCACAAACATACCGCAAACGTTCCAGGATTTGTTTGTCACTGTTTATGGCCGTTCAAACCAAACACTTCCCTCTGGCGGTTATTTTGGCGGCTTTAATGGTAACTACGGCAGTAACACCAACTACTCTTGGACCAGTCTAATCGGGAACACAAGTGCATTCTCTTCAACACGGAACACAAACGAAGCTGGCCTTTGGGGTGACGGTTCAATTCCAGCGTTGAGTTCTGGTGCTGGCATATTCGGTTCGATGAATATGCACATACTCAATTATCGCAATACTTCAACTTTTAAAACGTATTTAATGCGTTGCGCTGCAGATTTGAATGGAACGGGCGCCACTACTTTAAGTGCTGGGTTGTGGAGACAAACCGCAGCCATCAACACGATTTACCTGACTCCTTCAATCTCATTTACAACGGGTTCCACAATCACTCTTTATGGGATTAGGGCGGCCAGTTCATGAGCATGGTTTGGATTGCTGGGAGCACGCTGGGGAGTGCTGGGTCTTTTTCTTTTTCATCTATCCCAACTGGGTTTGCACACCTTCAAATCCGACTATCTTATAGAAGCACCGCCTCGGCAACGTCCGACGGCTTTATCATGCGGTTTAATAGCGACTCGAGCGATTTGTACGTGAACCACCGCCTTAGTGGCGACGGTTCCACAGCCACCTCTGGTGTGCAAGCATCAATTCCTTGGAACTCAATGCGTTGGCCGATTGGGGTCGCCAATACCGCAACAGCCAACGTTTTTGGTTCTGCTGTAATTGACATACTCGATGCTAACAACACCAACAAGAATACTACGGTCCGCGCCCTTTGTGGTTGGGACAACAATGGTTCTGGTGTCGTTGGCCTTGTGTCTGGCTTTTATATGGCAACGCCTGCGATATCGGCTATTCAAATATTCCCATTGTCGGTCAATGACTTCGTGAGTGGGTCTCGATGCGACCTTTATGGTTTCACTACTAGCTCTGCGACGGGGGCGTAAATGGCTATCGGACTACAACCGATTTACACGCAAACCGTTGGTGCTGGTGGTGCTTCTACCGTTGTTTTTAACAATATCCCGCAGACTTTTACGGATTTGAAGTTGGTCACCAGTGTGCGCTCAAATACGACCACAGGTGGTGGACCAGGCGACCCGCTTTCTGTCCGATTTAATGGTGCATCAGCCAATTACAATCACAATTACCTCATTGGGCTAGGCACGAACAGTGTGATTGTTGGAAACAACGGCTACGGCTACACCCCTAATTACCTTTGGCTTGCCTACCTAAACGAGAATGGTACAACCGCAAACACCTACGCAAGCAACGACTATTACATTCCTGGCTACACTGGTGGCAACTTCAAGTCTGTGATTATCGACAGCGTTACAGAAAACAACGCCGCTGGCGCGTTGCAGTCTTTGCTGTCTGGTGTCTGGCTGGATACTTCAGCGATTACGACCATGACCATATATGCACTTGGTGGCGGCATTCGACAACACTCAACCTTCACTCTCTACGGAATCACGAAAGGCTAAACAATGGGCAAAGTAATCGAGATTGATTGTGCCACTGGCATTTCAACAGAACGCGACATGACACCAGACGAGCTTGCCGCACAAGCGCAAGCGCAAGCAGATTTCGAAGCCGACCGAGCTGCAGCAGAAGCCGAAGCTGAAGCCAAAGCCGCAGCCAAAGCGTCTGCAGAAGCCAAACTGGCCGCACTTGGCTTGACTGCAGAAGAGATTGCAGCGCTCTAGTGACACGTGCCCGCGACATAGCTGACCAACAAGACAACCTCGGCGGTGCTGTGCCGCCGTTTGCTGCGGGTAAGAACTTTGTAATTAATGGTGGCATGGACATTTGGCAAAGAGGAACCACGCTAAGCTTCGGCGCATTTGACCCAAGATATCTAGCCGACAGGTGGCTTTTTTTCGTTGGTACTGCTGGAAACACCATATCGCAAGAAACGACCACGGTGCCAGCGGGCGCTCGCTACGCGTATAAATACACTTCAACCGCTGCGGGTGGGACGTTCGGAGTCTATCAAGGCATTGAGACAGCAAATACACTCCCACTTGTTGGGAAAACGGTTACTTTGCAAGCTCAAGTGACTGGCACAACGGGAAAAACTGTCGCGGTTTATTTGTATTCATCGACTGGTGTTGACACTACGCCCATTTCTGTAACTACGGTCGTTGCCAACAGCGCCGACGTCGCGCTTACATCTGGCACATTCAGCACAATCACTATCACTGCGACTATTCCTTCAAATGTCAGGACGCTAAAGGTTGGCGTTATCAGCGGCGGCACTTTTGCCAATACAGAGCACGTCATCTTTGGGAATGTGCAGCTCGAGATTGGCTCTGTCGCCACTCCGTTTTCCCGCGCTGGCGGCTCAATCGGCGGGGAGTTGGCATTGTGTCAGCGGTATTACTACCGAACATATGGCGCTTACACTGGCCAATATAATGCTATTCCACTTACTGGTTATGGTAGTTCATCAACATCGGTATGGTGTCCAATACAACATCCAGTAAAAATGCGCGTAACACCATATGCTTTAGATTATGCAAATATTGGATTTTACGCCTTTCGCACTGCTGGCAATTTTCAAGGTGGCACTTGGACATTGAACACTTCATCTCCTGATGCTAGCTGCTTGAACTACGCCACAACAGGCATAACGGCTAACGACGTTGGCGTTGTAAATAACGCGATTGCTGGCACAAACACTTCATACTTTGGATTAACGGCGGAGCTATAAAATGGACAACGTCACCTTCATCGAAATCGAGACATTCGGCCTTACTGAAACACACGCCGTCATTGACAATGGCGACGGTTCTTTCACCTCAATGCTAAAAAGCACATATGACGAAATGATTGCACAGCAAGAAGCTGCAAAGCCACTTCTATAAACAAGGTCGGGGGACCAATGAGATTTCACGTTGTAGCACTGCCACACACGCAGGTAACAAAAGACTTTGCAACTTGCGCTTTTACTGAGAAAGTGCGTCGTTTCTGCATCATGATGACAGACCTCGGACATGAGGTCATTCTTTATGCGGGCGAGCAAAACGAAGCACCAGTGACAGAGCACGTGGTCTGCATAAGTGAAGAACTCAGGGCTGCGGCCGTGGGCGACGGTCACTACACGACCGCGTCGTTTGACACCAGCTTGCCGCACTGGCAGGTTTTCAATGCGACAGTCATCAACAGAATACGCGAGCGCCTGGAGCCGAAAGACTTCATTTGCTTGATTGGCGGGCACGCACAAAAGCCAATCGCCGACGCTTTCCCCGCTCACACCTCGGTGGAGTTTGGTGTTGGCTACGGCGGCACATTCGCGAAGTTCAAGGTGTACGAGTCTTATGCGTGGATGCACTCCATGTACGCAGGCTGGAAAAACCCGACGACTGCAGATGGCAGCTTTTTTGACGCTGTAATCCCAGGGTACCTCGAACCCGAGATGTTCCCCGAAGGCAAAGGCGACGGCGACTACTACTTTTTCATTGGCAGACTCATTGAGCGAAAAGGCTACAACATCGCGCAAGAAGTCTGCGAGCGTCTCGGCAAGAGACTCATAATCGCGGGACCTGGCACTCCAAATGGCGGGTACGGCGAGTTTGTTGGCAACGTTGGCCCAGAACAGCGGGCCGAGTTGATGGGCGGCGCTACTGCGCTTTTTGCGCCGACTACCTACATCGAGCCATTCGGCAACATCGTGGTCGAAGCTCAGACTTGCGGCACTCCGACAATCACCACCGACTGGGGCGCTTTTACAGAGACAAACATCAACGGTGTGACTGGCTACAGATGCCACACGCTGGCAGAGTTCGTGCAAGCGGCAGAGGACGTCAAAACCCTAGACCGCGCAGCTATCCGAAAGCAAGCGATTGAGAAGTATTCACTCGAAGCAGTCGGCGTGCAATACGAGCGCTATTTCAAGCGGTTGTTGACCCTTTGGGACGACGGCTGGTACCAACTCGACACAGAAAAGGCCACTAAATGAGCTTATCGAACAGACTGCGCAAAGCGGGCGAACAACGGTCAAACGGTCAATACCTAGAGCCGTTCTTGCCTGGTCGCGGCTTGTATGCAACTCCAGCTGGCGTTGATGTCAACTCCGACACGGCAATTCGCATGTCCACCGTTTACGCGTGTGTGCGCCTTTTGGGTGATACAATTAGTTCTTTACCTCTTTCTGCCTACGTGCGGAGAGGCCGCGCTCGAATCTCATACGCGTCAGCCTATGGCGAAATGCCAGAGTGGGTAACAAAGCCAAACCCAGAAGCTACACGTCTGGAGTTCTACGAGCAAGTCATTTCGTCTTTGAACCTGCACGGCAACGCTTTTATTTTGACAGTCCGCGACGACATGGGCGATGTCAAAGAGCTTTACTGCATCAATCCGCTTCAGGTCCGCATTCGCCGTCCAGACCCAATGGGCGAGATTGAGTATGTCGTCACAATCGGCATAAACGCGCAAAACCCAGTCAACCAGTTCTACGACAACATGCAACCTTTTGACCCTCAATCAACACGCACGATGGTCCTAACAAAGAACGAAATGTTGCATATTCCAATGTTCAGACTTCCAGGCCAGCTTCTTGGTCTTGGTCCAATCGCTGCAGCCAGAATAACTCTGGGCTCTGCGATGGCTGCAGAAGTTTACGCCGCGAGTTACTTTGGAAACGCTGCAAACCCAGGCGGCGTAATTGAGTCTCCAGGCGAGTTGACCGAGGAGCAGATTTCGGATATCGCTCGCAACTGGAACATGTCACACACTGGTCCGTACCGAGCAGGCAAGCTCGGTGTTCTGACTGGTGGTGCCTCTTTCAAGCCGCTAACACTAAACGCATCTGACGCGCAACTTCTCGAAGTTCGCCGTTTTGGAGTTGAAGAAATCGCACGCCTATTCCGTGTCCCGATTTCTCTACTCGGCCACCCAGTTGCTGGCGCCATGTCGTTTGCATCAGTTGAAGCACAAAACCTTTCATTCGTCCAGCACTCACTGCGCCCACTTTTGGAGCGCCTAGAGCAAGCTCTTTCGGCTCTGCTACCAGAGTCTGACGGCTTTATCAAGTTCAATCTTGATGCACTGCTTCGCGGCACAACACTCGAGCGCTACGACGCTTACACAAAGGGACTCAACGAGGGCTTTTTGTCACTCAACGACGTCCGTTCAGTTGAAGACCTCGCACCACTTGGCGAGTCTGGAGACCAATACAGAGTTCCACTGCAGAACATCGACTCAAAAGACGCAAAAGACGTCGGTATGAAGCTGAGAACAGAAATCGCAACCAACTTGATTCAAGTAGGCTTCGACCCTAAGGCCGTTTTGGCTGCAGTCGGTTTGCCACCAATGGGTCACACTGGAGTTCCAACGGGTCAGTTGCAGCAGGTCTCAACTATCGACCCAGCCAACCCACAATCAGTCTATGAGGTCCAATAATGCCATATTTCATTTCTGACCAGCAGAGCGACTGCTCGGGTTGGGCAGCAGTAAAGCAAGAGCCAAACGGCAGCTACAGAACAATCGGGTGTCACGACACAAAGCAGGGTGCGATTGACCAAATGGTTGCAGCTTCAATCTCTGAAGGCATGGACCCAGGCGGCGAAGTTGGCAAGCGAGATTCCGTCGGGGAAGACAGGAGCAAGATGAAGCAGATTGAGCGCCGCACTTTCACAGTGCGCAACATCGAAACACGCCAAGAGGGCGACGGCACAATGCGCCTTGCTGGCTATGCGGCGGTTTTTAATGACCCAAGCGTCCCACTACCTTTCAGCGAGCGCATCGCACCTGGAGCATTTCGCAAGACTTTGAGCGAGACACCAGACGTGCGCCTTCTAATCAACCACGAAGGCTTGCCACTCGCACGAACAAAGAACAACACCCTCACACTGACTGAAGATTCCACTGGCCTCTATATTGACGCCATCTTGCCAAACACGACAGAAGCACGCGATTTGTGGACTTTGGTCCAGCGCGGCGACGTTGACCAGATGAGCTTTGCATTCCGCGTTATCCGTCAGGCTTGGAACAAAGAGCGCACAGAGCGTACTCTGACTGAAGTTTCACTTGCGGACGGCGATGTATCAGTCGTCACTTATCCTGCATACCCAACAACGACTGTCGAAGCTCGACAGAGATTGGCACTCGCCATGGAAGCACTAAAAGAAGGACGCGCACTAGACGGCGAAAGCACTCTGGTCATCAACACAATCCTGGACAAAGTGAGCGAGTCATTCGATTCACTTGAAGAGGGCAAGTCGATGCTCGAGGTTTTGCTAGGCCTGGACACAATGACACCAGCGGTTGAAGTTGAAAACCCAGAGGTTGAGTTGATGCCAGCAAGCGAAGTGATGCCAGCAGCTGTTGCTGGTCGTTCGATTTCACTGCGTCTTGCAAAAGCGATTATCAACAGCACAAAATAACATTCTGCTGGCAAATAGCCCGCAGATACCGAAGTCGGAGCGAGACTCACACCCCAAAAGCGCCGTGAGCACTATCGCCACCACCTCGAATCCAAACACATAAGGAGCAGAGTACAATGTCATATCTTGACAAAGTAATCGAGCGCCGTGATGCAGTAAAGGTAGAAATGGACGCAGTTCTTGAAGCAGTAGCTGAAGAGAACCGTACCGACCTTACTGCAGAGGAGACCGAGAAGGTTGACGCTCTTGTTGAAGAGTCACGTTCACTCGATACAAAAATCGAAAAGCTAAAGACACAGGCTGATGCCGATGTCAAGGCTGCAGAAATCCGTGCAGCAGTTGCACCAGTTGCAACTCCAGCAGTAGGTGGCGCTCGCGTCATCTCAGAAGCTCGCACATACACACCAGAAGCTGAAGCATCATTCGTGAAGGACGCGTACAACGCACAGTTCAAGAATGACTTCGCAGCTTCTGAGCGTCTTGCACGCCACATGCGTGAAGAATCAGTTGAAAACCGCGCAGTTGCAACAGGCAACTTCGATGGCCTCGTAGTACCTCAATACCTCACAGACCTAGCTGCGCCGTTTGCTCGCGCAGGACGTCCATTCTTGGACGCTGCCACAAACAAGCATGCCTTGCCTGCCTCTGGTATGACATTGAACATCAGTCGTATGACGACTGGTACAACTACTGCAATCCAGGCAACAGAAAACGCAGCAGTCTCAAACACAGACGCTGACGATACGCTGCTCACTATCAACGTGCGCACAGTGGCTGGACAACAGGACATCTCACGCCAGGCAATCGAACGTGGAACAGGAATCGATTCATTCATTCTTGCAGACCTCATTCGCTCATGGCACACAACACTTGACAACCAATGCCTAAACGGTGCTGGTACATCAGGCACAGTTCTTGGTCTTGATGCTTCAGGTGGAAACGCAATCACTTACACATCATCATCTCCAACAGTACAGCTTCTTTACCCAAAGCTAGCTGACGCTGTACAACAGATTCAGACAACAGCATTCCAGCAACCAACACACTGGATTATGCACCCACGCCGCCTAGCTTATTTGTTGGCAGCAGTTGACTCATCTAATCGTCCACTTGTTGTACCAACAGCTGGCGGCCCAATGAACGCAATCGCATCTGGAGCTGGAGCTTCTTCATATGGTAACTCAGGTTACTCATTGATGGGCCTTCCAATCGTTACAGACGCGAACGTTGTTACAAACGCAGGTGCTGGCACAAACCAGGACAAGATATATTGCGTTGCTGCACCTGAAATGCACCTTTGGGAGCAACCAGGTTCACCATTCGCGCTCAACTTTGACGCGACTAGTGCTGGCAGCTTGACAATCAAGTCTGTTGTTTATGGCTACGCAGCCTTCTCAGCAGGCCGTTACCCAGCAGCAGCCTCAATCATCTCAGGCACTGGTTTGGTAGCTCCAACCTTCTAATCGAAGGCCTTTAGTACAAGCGCAGAGCAGATGAGACTCCCCCGACTCATCTGCTCTGCGCCCACAACACCCAAGAAAGAGGACACAGCGTGGCCCTAACAAACTGCTATTGCACACTGTCTGACTTGAAAACAAGCCTCGCAATCGAGGACATTCAAGACGACACAGCGCTAGAAGCCGCTATCCTCACAGCTAGCCGCATGGTTGATGACTACACAGGCCGATTCTTTTACAGAGACGGCACAACAGGCTCACCAGTAACGCGCTACTACACACCAGACGACTGGTGGATTTGCAACACAGACGACTTCATCTCGCTCAACGAGATTGCAACAGACGAGAACTTCAACCAAAGCTACACCACTGTTTGGGCAGCAAGCGATTACATGGTCGAACCAATCAACAACCCACGCCGAGGCTGGCCGTTCACTCGTATCCTCGCAGTGGACTCTTACCTTTTCCCACGCCTTTACCCACAGACAGTCCGCATCAAAGCGGTATGGGGCTGGACATCGATTCCAAACGAAATCCAAATGGCCACCAAGCTTCAGGCTTCTCGCCTCTTTATTCGCCGTCAATCACCATTCGGCATCGCGGGCACACCAGACCTTGGCACAGTCAGGCTTTCTTCTCGCCTTGACCCAGACGTTGAAGCCTTGATTCGCCCATTCCGTAGGCTCAATGGTCTTGTCAAATGATAATCTCCGATATTCGTGAAGGCATCAAACAAAACCTTTCTTCTATCGAGGGGCTACGCTGCTACGACCTCGTTCCAGACGTAATCGTCCCGCCGTGTGTGGTAGTTGGTCAGCTCGATTTCACTTTCGATTTGAACAACGCCCGCGGCCTAGACCAAGCCAATCTTGATGTGTTCGTCATCGTCCAACGCTTTTCAGAGCGAACTGGGCAGGATAAGTTAGACACGTATCTAGCGGGTTCTGGTGACAACTCAATCAAGGCGGCCATCGAATCTGACCGTACTTTGGGCGGTGCGTGCGACACGTTGCGCGTCACCTCTGCAGAGTCTGGCACTTATCAAATGGGCGACATTGATTACCTATCTTATCGCTATCGACTCACCGTGTATGGTCAAGGAGACTAAATGTATACAATCACCTCGGACACCTTTTCGGTGGCCAACAAGAAAAAAGGCGACCAAGTCGCAGATAAAGAATTGCTAGAAGCTGGACTCAATATCGCCGCGCTTGTCGGCGGTGGGCACCTATCAAGCAATAGCCCCGTCAAAACACAAGCAGAAGGAGCCGAATAATGGCCCGTTTAGTCCTAACAAACGCCTTTGTCACAATCAATGGCGTTAATCTTTCAGACCACATCGCTTCAATCACGCTGACCACGACAGACGACGTCATCGAGACCACGGCTTTTGGCACATCAGCTCGCACTCGAGTCGGCGGTCTTGCCGACAACTCAGTGGCATTTGAGTTTCATCAAGACTATGCGGCTTCATCAGTCGAAGCTACAATCAACGGCTCGCCGTCACTCGTCGGCACAGTCACTGCAGTGGTTGTCAAACCAAATGGCTCAACCACAGCCGCTGCCAACCCTGCATATTCATTCAACTGCTTGGTTTCCGAGTGGACTCCGCTTAGTGGGGCTGTCGGAGAACTTGCAACTGCCAGCGTTACATGGCCAATCGATGGCGCTATCGCAAAGGCGGTTGCATAATGGCTCGCATTGTACTCACAAACGTCGCAGTCACATTCGGCACCACAGACATTTCCAGCTACGTCACTTCAGTCACTTTGGGCACAACGCTTGATGTGGTTGAGACAACGGCTTTTGGCAACACGGCTCGTACTCGCGTTGCTGGTCTTGCGGACAACAGCGTTTCGCTGGAGTTCAACCAGGACTACGCAGGTGGCGCACTTGAGTCTGTCATCTACCCAACAATCGGCACAGCGGTCTCGATGACCGTGCGTCCTGTTGCTGGCAGCTCACCTGCATACTCGTTCAGTGCGTTGGTTTCCGAGTGGACACCGCTTAATGGTGCCGTCGGAGAGTTAGCAACCGCATCGGTCACCTGGCCAATCAGCGGCGTTATTACAAAGTCATAAACTAACAAGGGGGAACAAATGGACGGCTTAGGAATCAAGGTCAAAACCACAGACGGCGTCGAGGCGACGTATAAACTGACACCTCGCGTCATCGTGGGATTCGAGCAGCAATACGGCAAAGGAATGCCAAAGCTGCTTGGTGAAGAGCAAAAAATCGAGCACATTTATTGGCTTGCATGGAAGTGCATGGGTGCAGCTGGACTGGTGATTAAGCCATGGGGCCCAGAGTTCCTAGACACCATCATTTCTGCAGAATTAGACGCTGACGCGTCTTTCGGGTCCACCGAGACAGCCTAACCTACACTGTAGCGGCTATCTCGGTGGAAACAGGCATTTCACCTATTGACTTGCTTGATGCCCCCGAGGGGATACTTGAAGCGATAACTGCCTACCTAAAAGAACGGGCGAAAAAGAACAATGGCTGACGAAGCGATTATCTTGACGGGGGTGTACGAAACACTTACCGCGCTCAAAGAGTTCGACAAGGACGCAGTCAAGCGATTCAACAAGGTCATCAACTCGGAGCTTGCTGGCGCTGAACGAGATGCCCGCGCACTCGTATCAGAAGCCAGCGGCTACGGGCCAAGCGGCACACCAATGAGCGGCTGGAGTCCAAACGACCCAGCCAGACCACGCAGGTCAACTCGCGGTGGTGCAGGTTGGCCAGGTTGGAACACTGGTGTCATTCAAGCGGGCATTCGCAAGACCAAGGCACAGGGCAAGACTCGAGCTGATTACACCACCTCATCGGGTGCGCTAATCAACAAGTCTGCGGCTGGTGCTATCTTTGAAATCGCAGGTCGCAAGACCAAAGGCACGGCAGACCGCACAGGTTCTGCCCAGTTCTTGCGTACTTTGGGCAACAGGTTCGGCAAGGCTTCGCGTCTTGTGTGGCGTGTTGTTGACAAAGACAAAGACAAAATCGAAAAGAACGTGGCCCGCGCACTCGAAGAGGCCAAGGCTGAACTACAAAAGCATTTAAACAGAGAGCGAGTCTAAAATGGCAGTTGGGGCGATTGTTGCTCGGATTCTCACTCAGTATTCCGACAAGGGCACAAAGCAAGCCACAAAAGACATCAGCAAGATGGAAAAGAAGTTCGGCGATTTCGCCAACAAATCCGCGAAGGCTTTCGGTGTTGCGGCGCTCGCCGCTGGTGCTTTTGCAGCTAAGGTCGGTTATGACGCGGTCAAGGCCGCGATGGAAGACCAAAAGTCTCAAACCCTACTTGCGAACTCGCTTCGTAACACAGTCGGCGCCACAGACTCTGCAATCGCGGCTACAGAAGAGTACATTACTGCCATGCAGGCAGAGTTCGGCATCGCAGACGACCAACTTCGTCCAGCGCTGGCTAAACTCGCGGCCGTCACTGGCGATGTCGGTAAGGCACAGGCTTTGCTTGGTGTTGCTATGGACATCTCCGCAGCCAAGGGCGTTGACCTCGATACTGCTTCCAAACTCGTGTCTAAGGCGTACGGTGGCAACATCGGCGCACTTAAGAAGTTGTTCCCACAGATATCCGCCGCCACTGTCAAATCAAAAGACTTTGCGGGCGCGATGCGCGAGATTTCAGCAGAGACCAAAGGCGCGGCTGCAGCTGCCGCTAACACGTTTGCTGGCCAAATGGAGCGCATCAAACTCGCGTTCGGCGAAGCATCAGAGTCTCTCGGTTACAAGCTGCTTCCACAGATTCAGTCTTTTGCGGACCTCATCATTAACAAGGCAATTCCCGCCATTCAGAAGTTCGTTGACGAGAACGGCGACAAAATAGCCGCGGGCTTCAAGACTTCGATTCAGTACGGTATCGCATTCGCCAAGCTGATGTTCGACATGTTCAGTTTCGTAGCCCGCAACATCAAAGTCTTTGCAACACTCGGCGCGGTCATCATCGCTGCATTCTTTGGTGCAAAAGTCGCAGGTGCAGTCGCAGCTCTTGTCACTGGTATCCAGGCGATTATTAAAGTCATGAAGGCGTTGCGCACAGTCTCGCTCGCATCGGCAGCTGCCACAGCATTGGCGACTGGCGGTATTTCTGCGGCGGCTGGTGCTGCAGCCTTTGGAGTCGCACTGGTTGGTATCGGCGTGGCCGCCAATAAGTTCAATAAAGATTCGGACAAAGCAGCCGACGCACTCGGCAAGTTCGACTACAATGCCAAGGGCTTCTCTGCAACTGCCAGCGACTACACCAAGGGCATCGAAGGCATGACTGGTGCAACCAACGGGCTTACTGGTGCAACGACGAACGCTGCAAAGGCGAGCGCGTTGCTTCTAAAGCTGCAAAAACAATACGGGCTCAAGGGCCTGAAAGAGACTGACCCAATCACACTCGAAGCGATTCGCAAGAACCAAGTCAAGCAAGCAAAACTCGGCATTTCGAGCCCGACCATTTCACTTTTGGCTTCAGCTGGACACGGCAATATCGCGTCAAACACGACTCAAAATGGGGGCAACATCACAGTGAACGTCGCAGGCTCAGTGGTTTCACAAGGCGACCTTATCAACGGCATTAAAAATGGCTTGGCTACTCTAATGCGCCGCCGTGCTGGCAGCCAGTTTGCGGTGCTCTAATGCCAGCAAATGCGCCAACGCTCACAGTCGCATTTGGCATCAGCGGCTCGTTCACAAACGTCAGTGATGATTTGCTGCTCGAGGTTGATATCAGACGCGGCCGACAGTACCAAAACGACTTTTTAGAGTCTGGCACTGCCGCTGTCATCTTGAACAACCAGTCTGGCGCTTTTGACCCAAGCAACACTTCAAGCCCGTGGTATAACGTCCTTATCGCTGGCATGCAGGTGCGAATCACTGCAAACAGCACTGTCATTTACACTGGCTACCTCGAGGACAACGCAGTAAACCAAGGCATCTACCCGACTGTCTCACTCACTTTCGTCGATGGCTTGGCTCAGATTGCCAAAGCAATCGCACCAGCGCTGGCTACTTCTCAATTCCAAGAGACCGCCGCTCTGCGTGCAGCTCGCGCTTTGAACCTTGCAGACTGGACAGGTGGTCGCAGCCTGACTGGCAGCACTGTGATGCAAAAGACCAAACAGAACATGAGCTGTCTGGAAATGCTCGAACAATGCGCCAACTGCGTGGGTGGGCGTTTCTACGTCAGCCGCACTGGGGTCGCAACACTTGTCAATATCGCAGACAAGTTCTCTCGCCCGACCAGGCTTCTCTTTTCCGACCAAGGCGACGCCAACAGCGTCGGCTACGATGGCATCATCACAAACCCAGGCACTGACTATGTTTACAATGAGGCCATTATCTTTCGCGGCCCAAAAAAGACACAAAAAACAGCCCGCTTCTCCTCTAGCGTTTCGACTTACGGCTTGAAATCCAAGAAGCTCGATGCTCCAGTATTTAATGAGACCAGCGCTGCCAACCTCGCGCTCTATGCAGCACGCAAAGACGCAGACGCCGTGGTTTTGGCCGAGCAGATTGATTTCACGGCTATCGGCATCGGGGCACTTGCAACCGACATGCTAGAGACTGAACTGAACGACTTGGTTCAAGTCAAACGCCGCACCTATGATGGTCGCAACATCACCATCAACTGCGTGGTCGAAGGACTTGCACACTCAATCACTGCCGACAACTGGCGCGTCAGCTATTTCACTTCAGTAGTTGACCCTTACACCATCACACTCTAGGGGGAGCGATGCCACTTTGTCCGCAAATCACAATCACACCAGTCACCGTCACTTCGACTGGCATGACTCAGACTTCTATCATTCCAATCGTCGCGGCCACCACCGAGGAGACTGACGAGCTCCAAGTCGAGATTAACTCAATCGAAGCGTCTGTCAACGGCAAGAACCACATCTACCGCCAGCCAACAGCGCCAGACGGCTCTGCCTTTCCACTGGTCGAGGGCGACGTTTGGTTTGACACAGACGACGGCAACAAGTCATATTACTGGACAGGCACAGCCTGGGTTTCAGTGCAAGACCTCGGAATCGCAGCAGCTGAAGCTGGAGCAGCGGCGGCAACATCTGCAGCAGCAGCAGCATCTGCAGCAGCGGCATCTGCGACAGCAGCGGCAGCGGCGGCAGCGTCCGCGGCAACAGCCGCACAGACTACGGCTGACGGCAAAAACCGAATCTACAGACAAACCACCATGCCCACCACTGGGCCATTCTCAGAGGGTGACTTGTGGTTTGACACTGATGACGACAACAGGTTCTATCGCTTCACCAGTGGTGCGTTTTCTGCTTTTTCATTGGGCAATAACGCAATCGCAAATCTTTCTGCCACCAAGTTAACCGCGGGCACTATTGACGCCTCAGTTATCACAGTCTCGAACATCAACGCTGGCAACATCTCGACTGGTGTGTTGAATGCAGACCGCATTCAAGCTGCCAGCATCACTGGCGCCAAACTCGTTGCGGGCACGATTGAAGCAGTCTCGATTGCAGCGGGCACTATCACTGGAGTCAAGCTTGCAGTCGGCACTATCGAGGCAGTTTCAATCGCGGCAGGCACAATCACTGGCACCAAAATAGCTGCAGGCACTATCACCGCCAGCAACATCGCCACTGCCACCATCACCGCAGACCAAATCGCGGGTGGCACTATCACCGCGGCTGAAATCGCTGCGGACACTATCACGGCGGCCGAAATCGCGGCTAACTCAATCACCGTGGACCGCTTAACTGCTGGCACACTTACTGCTTTCACACTTCAGACTTCGACTGGCACTCGCCGCGTCACAATCTCTGCCGCAAACAACGCCATTTCGTTCAGAGAATCGGGCTCGGTTGTTGGCTGGGTTGGTCCAGCGTCTGTTTCGGGAGTCGTTACACACTACGGCGCAACCTTTGACCCAAACGTGACGACCTATCCAAACAGCTATGTTTCATCTGGTGATGTGCGTATGGCCTTTAGCTCTACCAAGTATGTTCAAGTTAGTACAACGGGCGTCGTGATGAACGGAAACGTTTACACTCTTGATGCTTTTTACAATCAAGACGCATCAACCAGCGCGAACGCCGCCAACACCCGCATGGATACAGACGGCCGCACAAGGCGCAGCACGGCTTCGAGCGCTCGTTTCAAAGAAGACATCACAGACATCACGAATGTGCCCGACATGGCACCTTCAAAGCTTCTTTCTTTACCGATTCGCGCATTTAGATTCAAGTCTGACTACCTCGACCAAACCGACAATAGGGCGGGCATGTTAGTGCCAGGCTTGGTTGCAGAAGAGGTCGCCGAGCACTACCCAATCGCGGCCGACCACAGCGACGGTTTGGTCGAGAACTGGAACGAGCGTTTTATCATTCCAGGCATGCTGGCACTGATTCAGGATTTGCACGCACGTGTAACAACGCTCGAGGGGGGCACACAATGAAACAAACGACAGAGCTCGACATCAATCTGGTCATCGCATCACTGCGAGAGCAGATTGGCTTGCTAGCACTTGACAAGGCGATGCTGACTGCACGACTTCAAGAGCTGGAAAACACCAATGACACTACTGCATGAACTGGTACCAGTAGTCCGAACAATAGACGACAGCGTGGACGAATCTGAAGCGCTGGGCTTCTTACTGGAGAATAATGACACCAACAGAGTGGGCGCAACTAGCTGTCGCCATCATATCAATCGTGACAGCGGTAGCCCTTGGAGTTAGATGGCTCGTCAAGCACTACCTGAATGAACTCAAGCCAAACGGTGGTTCAAGTCTTAGAGACTCTGTCAACAGACTCGAAACCCAAATGGAACTCGTCATCAAAATGCTAACAAAGGAGAACAAATGAAAGAGACAAAGAAGCTAATCATTCGCCTAGCGGCCGTTTTCTACGTATCCGCGCTCGCAACCATCGGCGCAGGTTCACTTTTTGGCATTGAAGCGGCCACAATGGCTGGAATCGCGGGACTGCTTGCAGTCGCCAAGGTCGGCGAATCGCTAGCCAAGGCTTATATTGCAGACGGCAAGCTCAGCAAAGACGAAATCGAGTCCGCATTCAACGAAACCAAGGGCAAGAAATGAGTCTGACACAAATCGCAGACGGATACGTCGGTTACACTGAAGGCCCAAACAACGACACCGAGTTCGGCAAGTGGTACAAGCTCAACCACCAGCCATGGTGCGCGATGGCAGTCTCAAAGATTTACCACGAAGCAGGTCTGATTAAGAAGGTCGCACCAAAGACCAAGCCCAAGGGGTTTGCATCTTGCGACGAGTGGCTCAAGTACCTCGCGGCCAACGGCCAGCTGGTGCCAATCGGTGAAGCCAAGCGCGGCGATATCGTCTTTTTTCAATTCGATGACGACAAGCAGCCCGACCATGTTGGTATCGTGCGATATCACAACACGAAACTGAAGTACCTGAAGGTCTGGGAAGGCAACACAAGCGCCGACTCTAAGGGCAGCCAATCAAACGGCGACGGCTTCTACATCAAAAAGCGCAAATACCCGTCCATCATGGCGGTTGCACGACCTCTCTAGTTTAAACACAAAGAAACCCCCGACACCTGCGCAAACCAGGTGTCGGGGGTCTTTCTTTATTTCGCGGTGAAGTCGCGCAGCGCCTGGACTATTACCTCAGACACTGTCGTCTCACTGCGTTTCGCTTGGACTTTGGCTGCCTTCCACAGCTTGTTGTCCACGCGAACGGTGCGTATTGGTGTTGCGTTGCTCATCATTTCTCCCCTAAAAGACACTCGGTCATTGAACCCCAGCAGTAGCCGTCGCCGACCCACCACAGATTCTTTGCGACCAAGAACACAGCGACTATCGCTGCCAATATCAAAAGAGCGCGAATTTGCCTTTGGCGCTTTGTCAACTTCATCGTATCTCCCTAATCAGTGAAATCAGTGTGCCTGCCCAGATATGGAAATCGCGCATTTCTGCG